ATATGGCAGGGCTGAAGTCTAGCATTACCAAAAAGTTTGAAAAACAATTTGCAGAGTTAGGTGATATTGAAGAACTTAAACAACTTAAAACAGATCATGAAAAGAGACGCCAAGAAGAGCAATTAAAGCGTGGCGAGTTTGAGAAAACACTTCAGGAATTAGCGGCCAAAAAGGATTCAGAAATCCAACAAAGAGATAGCATCATTAAGGAATACAAGATCAACACACCACTGTTAAATTCAGCGGCTAAATTGAGATCAGTAAATCCTGAACAGGTTAAAAGTTTATTGGTCTCAAGCGTGAGACTAAATGAAAGTGGTGATGTAGAAGTTGTTGATAATGAAGGCAATGTTCGTTATAATGATGACGGCCTAGCAGTCGATGTAGAACAGTTAGTGGACAGTTTTCTAAAAGAAAACCCACACTTTGTAAACCCTACACCATCAACATCCAATACTAAATCAAGTGTTAATGGAAACACTAATACTAAATTTGATATCTCTAAGTTAGACATGACTAATCCAGAACATAGACGATTATACTCCGAGGCTAAGGCTAAGGGTAATGTATAATTTAATTAAATTATAACTAGGAGTTATTTAAAATGGCTTTTCCATCAGTATCAACAACAGACATTAACAATGAGTTGTATGCTAACCTCGTAGCGGCGGCACAATTTGCGGCTTACGAATCAAGTATTGCAAGACAAGTTGTTTCAGTGTTTGACATGCCTGCTAATGCAGGTAAAGTAGTTCAAGTTCCAGTATGGGCAGGAATTACAGCACAAAACCTCACAGATGAAGAGGTGGCAACAGTAAAAACAACTAACACAACATCAGCTAGTATTACACTAACTGAGCATGTTGTTTATCATCAAATCACAGATATGCTAAGAGATTCAGCATATAACAATGTGTTAACACAATTAGGTGACCAATCAGGTCGAGCTATTGCAGAATCAATGGATACACAAGTATTCGCATTATTCAACGCATTAACACAATCTGTCGGCACTGAAGATTCAGCTATCACAGTTGACAACATCTTTGACGCAGTTGCTACATTACGAGGTAACAAAGTCTCAGGTCCTTTAGCGGCTATTGTATCGCCAAGACAAGCTCTACAACTTAAGAAAGAATTAGCAACAACTGGTGGTGCAAATATCACAGCATCAGAAATTGGTAGCTCAATCTTACGCGGTTACTATATTGGTTCACTAGCAGGTTGTGCTATCTATGAATCAGCTCTTGTTAAACAAGACTTAGACACTGACACAGACTCTGAACTAAACGCAGTTGGTGCAGTATTTGCTCCATCAGCATTTGGTCATTCTATGCGTGGCGGTATTAAAGTTGAAGAACAAAGACAAGCTTCAGCTCGTGCTACTGACTTAGTAGTAACAGCAACAGCAGGTGCTTCAACTATACAGGCTACTCATGCTGTTAAATTAGTAGGTTCTGCAACTGATTAATAGGGGATTAGGAAGATGGCTTTCATAACATCAGGAACTACCGTTTTATCTTTTGCTACATATGACGATGTAGTAGATAGAGATCAGCGTGTGTTTGAGGCGAATGAAGGCTTGACAGTGGATGTAGTGGAAGATCTATTAATTAGATCTACTGAACGCATTCTTTCCCAACTACGCTCAACAAATTGGTGGCGTGCTTACTACTTAAAACAGTCAAGTGCGTCTATCAGTTCAGTAGCTGACATTCCAGAACTAAATGCTACCAAGATATTAAGTAGACAGAATGATTTCACAGACTTATGTGTATTTCATTGCTTTTATTACTACATAATGCCTAAGGTTGCTGACTTTAGTGATGAGAACAATGCAGAGCGAGCAAAGATTGGCCATTACCAACAGAAATTTAATGAACTATTAGGTGAATTAATAACTGCTGGTGATTGGTATGACTATGATGGGGACTTGTCTGTAGAATCTACAGAAAAAGTGCCTGGCTATGTTAATCTTAGGAGAGTGCGATGAGAAGCGATATCTTAACTTACTTGAATGCAAACCTGGTAACAGGCTTTGGTGTCAGTGAGGAATTACCTTGGGACGCTAGTGGGCAACCATTATACCTCAAGAATATGAAAAAGATATATGTGGATCGCCCACAGACAGTCCAAGAACCCTTGATTGACACATTAGACAACCGTGGTATTGTAAATGAAACTACCACAATGGTTGTTTATGTATCAACAGACGCAAAAAACTTACCAACGAACTATGATACTATGGTTACCACAGTAAAAGCGGCGAAAGCCTTAGATACAACAACAGGATGGCGGCAACGCAGTACTGAAGTTGCTACCAGCTTTGAAAGTGATAACTTAGTAACAGAGTTTACATTCAACTTTACGAAGTTGATTTAACAATAATGAGGAAATAAACAAATGGCTTATATATATCCAGCACCAGGGGTGGCTTCTGCCCAGGCAACATTGACATTGTCAGTGAATGCTAACTCAGGGGACACAAACAGCCTACCATTACCTAGTCTTCAGGACATTACATTGAACAATGCAAATGATGTATTTTCCTGGACAACACTTGACAATGGTAGTAAGCAACAAATAGCAACAACATCAACAAACAGTCTAGCAATGAATTTGGTAGTAGATCAAGCCAAATTCTTTGGAACAGACTATGCGACGGCAACTGCGGCAGGTGCGGCATCATCAACAGCGGCAGAGTACGGCGTGTTTGGCCTAAGTAAAGACAAAGTAAAAGTAGATTTCAGTCTTTACATGGGTGACGAAGATGACGGTACCAACGGACCTACAATAACAGGCGAAGCATATGTTACAGGTCTAGCACCAACAGTATCAGCTGACTCGCCAGTATGGGTAACACCAATTACACTTACTGTAGACGGTGATTACACAGCAACAACAGCTTAAGAAGTAGAGTTAATATTAAAAGGGCAGTTTATGCCCTTTTAATTTATTATAAATATAGATACAAGGAAACAAGATCAATGGATGTCTTAGAAAATAAAAGCAATAAAGAATTATTACAAAGCATGTTAGCAGAAACAGCTAAGTGCCTTAATGAAGTTAACTGTGCTCGTAAAGATCTAGATAAAGCACGAAACAGATTAGCATTCCAGATAGCAGTATTAAACACAATGATTAACAGAGAGGAAGATTAAATGAAACTTGAACAACTAGCATCAAAACCCCAACTACTTAAAATTGAAATTACTGACGAAGCCATTCAAAAGAAATATGGTGAATCATTAACTTTCTATGTCTACGACAGACAAGATATTCAAACATTTGCTAAAATGGCAACAATCCAGCCTGACGACTTTGCATCAGCGGCTGAAATAGTCAGTGACTTAATCCGTGATGAAAAAGGTGCTCAGATTTGTAAAGGTGATGTAGTACTACCAACAGATATCATGATGAAGGTAGTGGCAAAAGTGGTAGAAGAATTGGGAAAGTTAGTGAGTACAGAATTAGAGACAAAGACCCCGAATTAAATATGTTGGCTACCATTGATTGGGTAGCTAGGCGTTATGGTGTGTTACCAAGCAAGCTACTACAAGAAGGTGATAGCATTGATATCATACTTGCTGAACTAGGTCAGGAATACGAAAATAGACAGCAAGCGATTCAAGAGGCTAAAAGTAAAGGATTACCACCTCCAGCACCTAAAATGTCACAATCAGAAATGGCAGAGATGTTAGCTAATGTGGACAAGTTAAAAAAATGATAACAGTAAGAGTTCTTTATGACAGGATTACACCTAGCGTTGAACGCAAAGCAAGACAACTCAGTAAGGTAGTAAACAAAGCCTACGCAACATGGGTTAAGGTTACTCCTAAACTAACTGGTAATGCTAAAAGAAGAACTAAACTTGAGAATGGTGACACTATTCATGCTGATTATAAATATGCAGTGCCATTGGACAAAGGACACAGTAAACAAGCACCTCAAGGTATGTTTAAACCAACATTAAAAGTAATTAAACAAGAACTAGATAAAATATTCAGGACAAAATAGCAATGGCTGATCTAAGATATAAAGTAAAGGTTGATACCGCAGGTGCCTCTTCGGCAATTGGTGGGTTAAAGGCTAAAATTGGTGGACTAGGCACGGCCTTTAAGGCACTAGCTGTTGCTTTAGTAGCTAGAGAATTAGTAACCACTATAAGACAGTTCCAAGATCTTAAACAGGTATTGATCACCATTGAAGGTGATGCTACCAAAGCGGCAAAATCATTTAAACTAATCAAAGACTTCACTAAAGGCACAACTTTCCAATTAGCTGAAGTTACTACAGCATTTATAACATTTAAGAACGCTGGACTAACACCTACTACAGACTTCATGAAGAACATTGGTAATATTGCCGCTGGTATGAAGAAGAATTTTGATCAGGTAGCACAAGCAGTATTCAATGCCACAACTGGTGAATTTGAAATGCTCAAACAGTTAGGTATAAAAGTTAAAACTGAAGGTGACAAACTAACAGTTATAATGGGGAACACTACTAAGGTAATAGCAAATGACGGACGGGAAATAATAACATTACTAAATGAGATTGGTGAAACTAAGTTTGCTGTGCTATTGAAGCACAAAGTAAGACATTGAGTGGAGCCATATCTAATCTAGATGATAATTTTAGAATTTTCCTCAATGAGATTGGTGAAGGTGGATTAACTTCAGCATTAACTGATGCTGTAAAAAGTATGCAGTCTGCTATCGCCTCAGGTAATGGTTTTGCTAAGGTATTAGGTGGAGCATTAGGTGGAGCAATTAGATTTATAACTGAAAACATTAAAATATTAACAGTATCATTTGGTCTTTGGTTAGCGGCGGCTACAATCGGTAAAGTTATTATGATTGGTGGGGCGTTTGTATCACTAGCTAAAGGAATTAGAGTAGCGGCTGTCAGCATGATAGCACTTAATTCTATTATGAGTAAAAATATATTCATAAAAGTTGCTCAGGGCCTTTTACTATTAGGTTCTGTTGTTGCTGGATACTTTGCTCTTGGTGGTGAAGCAATAGCCGGAACCAATAAAGAAATGGAGGCATTGAAAAAGTCTCTAGATGAAGTTGAAACTGGGGGTGATATATTTGGTGGTAAGGCATTGACTCCCCAGGTT